TTCCAGGAACAGTACAACAAGCTGCTTTCAAGTATCGGCCGGATGGATCCGGAGGTCGCGCCCAAATACCGCGGCGCCATGGCTAAGTTCATTGGCATGATGACAGATAGACTCGAGGTGAAGTCATGAAGATTTATATTGCTGGCCCGATCACTGGAATCAAGAATTACAAAGAGAATTTTCGGACTGCAGAAATACTGCTGGCAGCCAAGGGTCACAAGGTTTGGAACCCGGCACATCATCCAGGTGGGTTTGAACATCACGAGTACATGTCTGTCTGCTTGCCTGCGGTTCACTTTTGCGATGCAGTGTTGATGCTGCCAGGATGGGAGCAATCGGTTGGTGCAACTCAGGAATTTGATTATGCCGTCAAGCATAACAAGCGGATTTTCATGAAAACAAATGAAGTGGATTGGCAGACAGGAGCTGAACAGAATGCCTGAGTGCAGATCGTGCGGAGCATGGATAACCTGGATGGTCATGCCATCGGGCAAAGCAATGCCGGTGAACACCGAAGAGATCCCCTTTTTGCTTGATGAATCGTCGGAGCATTTGGCAGTAACGCCGGAGGGTGAAGTGGTTCGTGGCCGGACTTGCGCTGAGTCGTTTGAGCCGGAGAAAGGGCAGCGCTGGGTATATGCCAGGCAAAGTCATTTCGCGACCTGTCCGGAGGCAGACAAGTATAGAAGGGCATGACGCCATTTGCGGCTTTTGCGCTCTGAGAGGATGACAAAGAATGACAAAGAAAAATATTAAACGCTTTATAAAATGGCTTTTCGAACCTGACCCAGAATATCACATTCCTGGAACAGGATTCAGTCCAAGACAACCGAAACATCAAAGACCACCAGCCGCGCCACCGAATTGTGGATCGTCAGTGACACCGAAATTCACGCCGCCGCCAATGCCAGATGTTGCTCCGGCATGGACAAAGTATTATGTCGGATTCGATTTATCAGCTGCAAAAGATATGGCCGGGTTTTCGATGTGTGTCGAGCCAGGTTTTGTTGGCAAAAGAACAAAAGTTTATGAATCAGGTGGATATAGATATGAATTTTCGGTTCGGGTTTCAAAAATAGAGGAGGATGAGAAATGAGAAATTATCATCTGCTTAAAACAGTTCAGCCGTATTTTGATGATGTGGCTGATTTCAAAAAGACGTTTGAAGTTAGAAAAAATGACCGCAATTTTCAAGTCGGTGACAGGGTGTTCCTGCAAGAATTTATCCCGCCTGAAACACATACGGGTCGCGAGTTAAGAGCCGAAATTATATATATATTGGACGACTCTCAATATTGCAAAGATGGGTATGTTGTTTTGGGAATTGAAACCTATGGACGGAATTTTTGATTCGCCATCGAGGCCAATTACGCACAAGGAGAAAATGAATGAATAAAGCACTGATCATGGGCAATCTGGTCCGGGATCCGGAAATGCGAACCACTCAGAACCAAGTGCCAGTATGTACATTCACAGTCGCGGTCGAACGCCGATTCAAGGATACCAATGGCAACCGGGTTGCTGATTTTATCAACTGTGTGGCCTGGCGCCAATCGGCCGAGTTCATGGCCAAGCATTTCCACAAAGGCAACCGAGTTGTGGTCATTGGTGCCATCCAGACCAGGAATTACGAAGACAAAGACGGAAACAAGCGAACTGCTACTGAGATCGTGGTTGAAGAGATCCACTTCGGTGAAAAGAAGGCATCATCCGGAGGTCATGAGCAGGCACCGCCACCGACAGATTCGGATGCAGGATTCCATCCAACGCCTGAAGAGGACACATCCTTGCCTTTCGATCTGTGAGGTTTCTATGCCCAAGTACAAAAGCAATAAAAAAGATCAAGAAAAGAAAGATTGGTCTGGATATCAAGCAAGTTACATTACCATCGACTCGATTGCAGAAATAGCCGATGCAAAGCGCAGAATTTACGGAACAATCAAGGATCCGATAGAGGGGGTGATGATTGATGACCAGGATGTCGATCGAGGATTATCGGAAACTCCAGCTGCAGCCGGGCAGAGGGCCTGCGATGGGGAAGCCTAACAAGTACCGTAATGCTATCACGATGGCTGATGGGATCAGATTTGACAGCAAAGCCGAAGCAAGACGGTACAGGGAACTAAAGCTCATGAAGAATTCGGATTACATCAGCGGATTTGGTCTTCAACCATCATTCATCATTGGACCAGAAATCAGATATCGGCCAGACTTCATTGTCTGTGATAAGCAAGGCAAGGTCTGGGTCGAAGATGTCAAAGGAAAGGAAACAGAGGCATTTGTCATGAAGGCCAAGATGTTCAGAGACAAGTATCCATGGCTAGAGCTAAGGATCATCAAGTAATCAGGAGGTTACCGTGGGAGAAAAGCATAACATCAGGTTAGCTCTGCAGTACTATCGATACCTTGAAGCATTTATTGAAAACGCAGTTGACTCGATGCAATGGTACATTGAAGACTATCAAATCAGTAGCGAGGTCAGGGCTATCACGAAAAGTCGCATGGAAACCATGGTATACAAAGCCCATATGGACCGTGCGCTTGAAATGATGAAAGAGATCTGTGAACAGGAAGGGGTACCGCGTCAGTTTAACCTGATCAATCGAAAGTATATTGATCCTGCTGGAGGATCTGACGGACGCGGAAAACCATTTACCAATGAGCAACTGGCTGACATGTTTGATTGTGATATCAGGTCAATCTATCGAGACCTAGATAAGGCATACAAAAAACTAAGCATATTGTTTTTCGGAATCAACGGAATATGCGAAATATCAGTGGAAGCATGACACTATCGTGTCAAAATCATGTCATTGCGCAGGGTGATATACTGTAAGTAGAGACATTGCCCCAAGCGGGCAGCGTCGAAAGTAGATCTCGTCACGGCGCGACGGGATCTTTTCTTTTGCAAAAATGGAACGGTGGCTTCGGCCGGGAAGATTGGGAAGAACCTTCCGAGATAGGAATGTTGGCAGGCGGGGGCCACGGTTCTTCATAGAGTTTTGCAGTCAACTGCAGGTCTGGAGGGATGGCTGGTGTTTCCTCCTTGCATCGGTCATCCCTCGAGGGAATGAATATGATGACACCAGAGTTACTTGCCAGGTTAATGAAGTGGATAGCTGTTGGTGATACTCGGCCATTTTACAGGTTATGGGTTTGGAAGAAGCTGCGGCGCGAGATCTTGGACAATGATAAAAACGAATGTCAATGGTGTAAGGCAAAGGGATACTATACTTCAGCTGACACGGTGCATCATGTGCAATACCTTGAGAGATATCCTGAACTTGCACTCAGCAAGACATACATCTTCCAAGGCAAGGAGTACCGCAACCTGGTCAGCCTTTGCCGAGAATGTCATGAACGCCATCACAATCACAAGGCCAGGCAGATGAACGAACCGTTGACGCCAGAACGGTGGTGACAGCACCCCCGGTCGAAAAAAATCGCATTTTAATTTGGGGGACCTCTGCCGGATAGGGGTCCAAGACAGAAAAGATAAGCCTCGCGCATGGAAATATTGTGAAACGGAGGTCAGAAACGTGGCCAGTAAAGCCAATATCAAGAAAGAACTCATCAAACAGTTATCATTGAAACGGGCCAATATTGACCCGTTTCTTTCGTTAATAGATGACTACCTAGACCTGTGGAGCATCAAAAACGAGCTCATCAAGGATATCAAGGCGAACGGATCGGTACTTATCGAAGTTGATTATGAAGGCACGCAACACCGCGGAAAGAACAATCCTTCTGTCAAAGAACTAGTCGGTGTAAACAAGCAAATGCTGTCAATCCTGAAAGAGTTGGGACTGTCTACTGCCAACGTTGGCGGTGATGAGGATGACGATCTGTAATCTGGACCATCGAATCCTGGCATACGTTGAACAGGTTGAGGCAGGAGATATTCAGGCATGCGAAGAGCAGCATTTGCTTGTTGCCTATGTTCGAAAGGCATTTGAGACAGAAAATATCAGCGTAGACAGCGAACTTCTGGACAAATACTTGGAGCAGGTAAGATATTTCCCATACGATCAATTGTTTCCTTGGGAAGAATTCGTCCTGGCACTTCATTGCTGCACTTTCAGATCTGACGGTCATCCAAGATGGCCGGACCTGTTTTTGCTGATGGGCCGTGGTGGTGGCAAAGACGGATACATAGCCTTTGAATCCTGGTGTCTGGCCGGACCGTACAACGGAATACCTCGATATGATGTGGATATTTGCGCCAACAATGAGGATCAGGCCCGGGCTCCATTTGACGATATCTGGAACGTGCTCGAGGATCCTCGAAACCGTAAAAAATTGTCAAAACATTTCTACTGGAACAAAGAAGAGATCATCGGCCTGAAATCAAAGGCCAGGATCAAATACAGAACAAACAATCCGAAGGGCAAGGATGGACTGAGGTCCGGGATTGTCGTCTTCAATGAAGTTCATCAGTACCAGGATTACGCAAACATCAACGTGTTTACCACTGGGCTTGGTAAAAAGAAGCATCCGAGGCGAACGATCGCCACCACGAACGGTGATGTCAGAGACGGTCCACTTGATCATTACATCGACAAATCGCTTGGCATTTTGAAGGGCGGTCAACCAGACAATGGATGGCTGCCTTTTATATGCCGGCTGGACAAAAGAGAGGATGTTCATGATCCAAAGAACTGGGTAAAAGCGAATCCTTCTTTGCCATGGCGATCAGATTTGGTTGAAGAAATCGGCAAAGAATACGCTGACTGGAAACTAAATCCGGCGCAATTCACGGCATTCATGACCAAGCGCATGAACCTGCCAGACGGCAACAGAGACATTCAGGTAACAAGTTGGGAGAACATTCTTGAAACAAAACGAGATATTCCTGACCTGTCCGGCTGTACAGGTGTGGTAGGAATTGACTATGCCAGCGTGTCTGACTTTGCTTCTGTCGGGATCCTGATCAAAAAGGATGGAATCAGGTACTGGATCAGCCACTCTTGGCTTTGCTCTCAATCGCTCGATATTCCGAGGCTGAAAATACCTTGGCGAGAATGGGAAAAAGCAGGTCTGTTAACAGTTGTCGATGATGTGGAGATCAGTCCAGACCTCATGGTCGAATGGATTGTGCAGCAAGCTGAATTCTACAATTTACCAAAACTGGCTCTTGATAACTTCAGATACGCCTTGATTGCCAATGCATTGAGACGCAGTGGCTTTGATGCCAAGGAATACAAAAACGTCAAACTGGTCCGGCCTTCAGATGTTATGAAGGTTTCACCGGTCATCGAGTCAGCTTTCAATAATCATCAAATCATCTGGGGCGACAACCCTTTGATGCGGTGGTACACGAACAACACAAAGATGATCCGGACTGGCATAAACGCCATGACTGGAAATATGACCTACGGAAAAATTGAACCAAAATCCAGAAAAACAGATGGATTCATGGCCTTTGTCGCAGCTATGACGCTTGAAAGCGAACTGGATCAAACGGCAGCCATAGCAGATGCACCAGATCTGCCGTGCTTCACATTTTGAAAGGTGGTGATTATTTGGCAACAATCCTGGATTGGCTGCGAGACAAACTGTTTGGCGGCACCACGCTAGCCGTTGCATCGCCTGAATTGACAGAGTTTTGGTCAATGGCTTCATCGATTTATGTTCGAGAGTTGGCTTTGCAATCTTCGATCAATTTGATGGCCAAGGCTATTTCCAAGTGCGAATTCAAAACTTACATCAATGGAAATGAAATCCGTGGCGATGAATGGTACCTGTGGAACATCCAACCAAACAGAAATCAAAACAGCTCGGTTTTTTTGACCAAACTGGTTACGAAGCTGATGGAAACCAATGAGGCTTTAGTCATTGAAACCTTGGATGGTGGATTGCTGATTGCGGACAGTTATACAAAAGAAACATTTGCAGTCAGAGATTATCTTTTCACGAATGTGACGGTTGACAATTATACATTCAATCGGCCGTATTTTATGCCCGATGTACTGTTTTTCCAGCTTAACAACAGTGATGTCCGAGCATTGATCAATGGTTTGCACGAATCATATGGAAAACTCCTTGAGTACTCACAAAGTGCATTCCAGAAAAGTAGAGGTCAAAAAGGAGTCCTTGAAATCTCTGGACAAGCATCTGGAAGCAAGGACTTTGAAAAAACTCTGTCAAAGATGATGAATGAGCGGTTCAAAACTTACTTTTCAGCTGACTCTGCTGTCCTTCCATTGACAGAAGGTTATAAGTGGACAGAGCACGAACGAAAGACGTACAGCAACGACAACACCAGGGATATGAGGGCTCAGGTCGACGACATCTTTACCTTTACAGCCAGACCTTTTGGAATTCCTCCATCACTTGTGCTAGGAGATGTAGCTGATACCAGTAAAGCAGTTCAGACGCTTTTGACATTTGGAGTAGATCCGTTCGTTGACATGATATCTGAGGAAATCAATCGTAAGCGGTATGGAAAGCTCGTTCTAAAAGGGTCAAAGATCAAAATCGACACAAATGCAATTTTGCATGTTGATCTTCTGACTGTAGCAACCTCAGTTGATAAACTCATCAGTTCTGGAGCTTTCTGTATCAATGACATCAGGAAACTGGTCAATGAAGAACCGATAGAAGAAGAATGGGCTTACAGACACTGGATGACTAAAAACTACAGTGATGTCAGCGAGATTGCGGCATTGATTGCAGCAGGAGGTGATCCTCTTGCTTAGATCGAGAGAACCGCCTGTTTGATCAGAAATAAAAAAGCAAGAAAGGAGTGATTCAACTGAATCGAGATAATTTCAAACCAATGTGGGAGCTGAAACAATCGATTGATTCGGGACTTGAACTGTTCATCTATGGCGATGTAAAGCCTGATGGATATGACTGGTGGACAGATCGTGTCATCGAATCTGAAACATCCGCGCAGCATTTCAGGGAAGAGTTGGCCAAGTATCCTGATGCCAAAGAAATCAAGATTTTTATCAACAGCTATGGCGGATCGGTATTTGAAGGCACCGCGATCTACAATCAGCTGCGCCGGCACCCAGCACAAAAGACAGTCTTCATTGATGGTTTTGCCTGCTCAGTTGCCTCGGTCATCGCAATGGCGGGCGACAAGATTGTAATGCCACGCAATGCCATGATGATGATCCATAACATGTGGACAGTCGCAATTGGCAATGCTCAGGAACTTCGAAAAGCAGCTGATGATCTGGATGTGATTTCAAAAGGCAACCGTCAAGCCTATTTGCAAAAAACCGGTGAAAAACTGGATGAAGCAAAGCTGATACAGATGCTGGATGCTGAAACATGGCTGACGGCGGAAGATTGCATTGCATATGGTTTTGCCGATGAATTTGCCGAAAAAGAAGCTGACATGTCAAAAGCAGCCGAAGTTCTTCAGCATGTGAATTTGAACCTGACTCAGCGGATTCAGATCAACAAGTCTCTGGCTGCACAGCTGCGTGAACTGGCTGTGAATGTTGAACCTTTTGCACCGAAGCCAGTGAATCAACAGACAGATCCAGAACCACCGGAACCGGAACAGAACAAGATTCTCAATTTGTTTGCGGCGCTGCGCTGAATGCCAGGCCGAGAAAGGAAGTCAAATGCTTAACCTCGATACACTCAAGGCACAGAAAACCGTAATTCTGCAGCGACTCAGCGATGCTGTGAAAGCCAACGATCCGGAGGCTTTCGCCCAGGCATTCAACGATCTTGCAGAAAACCTTCAGCAAGCTGTCATGGCTGAAGCCCAGGGCATGATTGCATCAGCCGACAATACGATCCTGGCCGGACGAGGTGTTCGCCAGCTGACCAGCGAAGAGAACAAATTCTATCAGAAACTGACAGATGCTCTTCGTTCATCCAATCCGAAGCAGGCTCTGACAAGCATGGATGATGTGCTTCCGAAGACCATCATCGATTCGATTTTCGAAGACATCATGGACGAGCACCCGCTGCTTGGCATGATCAACTTTCAGAACACTGGTGCTCTGACCGAAATTCTGATCAGCACAACCAGCGGTGTTGCTGCTTGGGGTGAACTGACAGCAACCATCGCCTCTGAACTCGGAGCTGCTTTCGATCTGGTTAGCCTTGGCCAGATGAAACTTTCAGCTTTCCTTCCGGTTGCCAAGGCCATGCTGGATCTTGGTCCGACCTGGCTGGATCGTTATGTTCGCGCAATCCTGGGCGAAGCTCTCGCCACTCAGCTTGAAGCGGGCTCGGTTGATGGTGATGGTGACAGCAAACCGATCGGCATGACCAGAGCACTTTCTGGTGCTGTAGATGGTGTATATCCTCGAAAAACTCCGATCGCGATCACGTCTTTCGACCCGGCGACTATCGGCACTCTGTTGAACACCATTTCAACAGGTCCGAACAGCAAGCGCCGGGCGGTGCCCAAACTATTGCTGGTAGTCAATCCTTCTGATTACTACACCAAAGTTTTCCCGGCAACAACTGTCCTGCAGCCAGATGGCACCTATCGAAACAATGTCTTCCCGTATCCGACTGAGGTCGTCATTTCTCCAGCTGTTCCGAGTGGCCGTGCTGTCCTCGGTCTGGCCAGTCGCTATTTCATGGGTCTTGGCACTTCGAAGGGTGGCAAGCTGGAATTTTCTGATGAATACAAATTCCTCGAGGACCAGCGGATTTACCTCATCAAACTGTATGGCAACGGCAAACCGCTTGATGCCAACGCGTTCCAGTACCTGGACATTTCCGGCCTGGTCGTAAACACCTACACCGTCAATGTCGGAAACCTCGATGAAGTTGTTGTGCCGGCCTATCCGGATGCCCGTCTGGCCAGCTTGACGATTGGCAGCCTGACACTTGATCCGACCTTCAACAAGTCTGTCATGATCTATGAGGCAGCCACAACCAATGCAACCAACACCATCACCGCTGTTGCCAAAGACGGCGAGGCTTCGATTGCAATCCTGGTCAACGATGTTGCACATACCAATGGCACCGCGGCAACCTGGAGCGAAGGCGCG